TTGTCCCAATATTCTGCTTCGCCAGTATTACCAGCGGCCTGAATTTCTTTGAGTTTGGCCTGCATTTCTTTACGCTCTGCATACCAGCGGGCCAACAGTCCTGGAATGATACCTTTCTTTTCATGAGTAAAGATAGTGCCATTGGCACTTAGTGTCCAGGGCTTATTGCTGTCAAAGATAATACGCCATATGTCTGCGGCACTGATCACATCGCTGGTTCCATCTGCTTCCCAGTCAACGGTAATTTCAACACCTGCATCGCCACGCATAACTGCTTCGTATTCAAAGCTGCCAAACAATCCTTCCCAAGCAGCCGCAAAACTCGAACCTGCGGCAATCTTGTCGGCAATGAACTTGTCGGTCATCACTGGTCGCAACTGTCCTATGATTGTTTCTGGACCCATGTTGAGGGCTTGAATAGCACTGGGATAGAGCGAGTTGATATCGATTGCCCCGATGTCTTTATGGACGCCGATTTTGGGATAAGCAACATAGGCACCTGCTGCCTGAGTATCTTCTTCTGAGTCTCGACCTTTTCTATTAGGTACGACCAATCCTTGACTGTGTGCTTCATTGATAATTGCCTGCTCCGTGGTTGCAACTGCACCCATTGTGGTCTGTAACAACACCGTGTTGTCGTGAGCAATGGTGTTGGCTAAATCTAGAAAGCGGAGTTTCTTATCCATCTTTGCCAACAAGTGAGTATCCTGTCTGTTGTACTCTAAAAACTTTTCAAAGTCTTTGTTATACAACTGGTCAAGAGTGCCTTCATAAGCAGTCTTGCGTTCATCCAATTCGTATTCGCCAATAGCGTCTAGGCTATAGCTATGGCGTTCTTCATAGGTATACTTGCGGTACAATTGCATATAGTCCATATGCACTCTGCCAATTAAGTCGTAGGTGCCTTTGGTTGCACCAAAGCGTTCGTATTCACGAGGCTTGGGATGTTGACCCCATAGACACAATCGTCGTGTGTCATCTTTACTCAGCACACGAGTAATACGACCTACAGTGTAGGGAATGTCATATCCTTCACTGTTCCAACCGCTTAGAATGTCTGCATCATCAATCAAGTTTAAGAAAGTATCCAACAGATCTTCTTCTCGTTCGAAGATAAAACAGTCGCTGTATCGTGCTGCAATTTCTTCCGCAGTTTCCCAACTCATTGATTTGGGAGGGATTGCCAAAGTAACAATTTTTTCCAACCAACTCATGTACACAGAGATTGCAGTAATCTTGTTGAATGGATCTTCTACTGGACTAAATCCACGCAGGGGATCAAAGTCTACTTCAATGTCGAAAAATGCAATGTTAAGTTTGGGCGGCTCTGCACCCAGATAATTTTCTTCAAGACAACGGAATACTGGCTTGAAATCACTTTCCCATAGGCGAGTGTCGCCATGCATTCTAATTTCTTTTTGAAACTCTTTACCGTTACGAGTAGTAAATCGAGTTACCGGAGTTCCGTAAATAGTTCTGTGTTTACCTTTTGGGTCGTCATAATAAAATACATAGTTGGGCGGATATTCTCTGTATACCCGTTCGCCGTCGACTCGTTCAACTACATGGATGCGATCTTTGGATCGATCGAACAGTGCGTCTACATAACTCATTAATTAATTAACATTCTGGCAAGGCCAACAGAGTCGATAGTGGTCAACAGTATATAATTAGCGAGCATTCCGAACGATTTACGAGTGTAAGCAGCCCAAGCGTACATGCTGCAACCGAGAATCCACACAGGATACAGAGTAATAAGTGGAGGAGTGGGTACTGTAAGTGCCATTGTGATACTGCACCCGATACTAATGCCCCAAGCAAATAACTCGACGACAAAACGAAAAGGATGAGTGCGATAATCATCTCGAATCCAGTCGATTATCCCTGACAGGACATTGTTCAAAGTGTTTTACCGACTGTTTCAAGAATAGTATTCAGCTCGTCGTGATCACGATTTGTTTCGCCAAGTTTGGCTTTGTAAGCAATCTTAACAGCTTTTTTCAGTGTGCTTGGTTTGATTTCCAGTTCTTCTGCAATTGCTTTGATTGTTTCGTTCAATCCCACTGTGAGATCTTCAATCTCTTGCAGTACACCCATGCCCTCGTTGACGAGTTGAGTAAGTTTAATTTTGGCTTCACCGTTGAATGTGCGGTCGTAATCTGACATAGTGTTCTCCTAAAAAGTTATTATATAGTGTTTTGTTGGCAAAGTCAATCACTGAATTCTGCCAGAAGCATGTGCCGGTTTAACCACGCAACCGGTGGATAATTCGATTCATCAAATCGAACTCCATAGTGTAGCCATTCGAAATGCAGTCTACTCATGGTCAGTAAATTTATATCTCTTGCTTCTTTCGTGGCGGATTCGTCGATGCCGGGTGCTGTGATAATTTCTTTTATATAAGGTTTCCAAAAAGCTGGAATATCTTCCAAGCACCATTTATAGTCCGTGCCTACACCGTCAGCAGCATACAAATTTTCAGTCAGTGGATTAATGTTTACACATTTGGAGTCGTGTTCATCAAACCCGTATTTTATTGTGATACCTTCTTGGAAGAATCCGGGAGGAATTTCCAAAGGAGGTGCATAATCGGCGCCAATTCCAACATGGGTATAACCATCAAAATGTCTAAATTGTTCTTTGGTTGGTACCATAAGAAAATTTTCTGGCAGAGCAATGGCATTCCAGTGTTCTGTTCTAAAAACAAACATATCGGAATTTTTTACTTGATCTATGTACCAATCAAAAAATTCTTTCCTCATTATGCGAATGGCATCGTTATTTCCTATGGAATAACTAACCCATGGCCGTTGGTCAAATTGATCACCATTGAAATGATATGCAGCACGAATACTTTCGGGCCAATGACTTGTCATGATAGTAGAATTAATTGTTGTAAATTTTGGACTTTTCATATTGTCTATGCAAAATTTTAAAACACTAATATTACTGTCCATAAAGATATGATCTTCATTTCCTGCAGGAAAAATAAGAGCATCATCGATTTCATTAAAGATAGTCTGCATTTCCCGCCATTGTGCGATATTATTACACCGATACCAATTAATAATTAATTTATCTTCCGGGAAGATTTTGCGTAGCCACTCTTCCATTTCTGCTTGTTGATGTGCGTGACCGTCGGCCATTTCCAAATTAAAAACAATTTTGCTAATCACAGGTAACAGAGGAACAAAACTTGCAAAGCTATAACGAGCAATGTCAAATCTGTTGTCATCTCGCAAATGATAACGCGGTTGCGGGTTGAGGCGAATATCGCTTATTTTACAATTAAACCAAACAATCATAATAAATTCTCATAGTATAAATCTAAGCAGGCGTGTATTGCTTGCTCTACTTCCTTGGCCACATCGCAGTGCGAGTTTATCTTGTCTTCCAGCGTATGATATTCTTGCTCAGTGAAACAATAGTGTCCAGCCACTGCAATCTTAACAGAGTCGTCACCGTCGATGATCCACTTGCGCCATTTGCCGCTGTCCAACACACACTGTTTAAAATAGCCAGTGTCTACATCATACTGATCAGCTAATGCTAATACAGTTTTAGTTTGTATAACTCCCAACTGTGGCGCAATATTGCAAGCGTGAACTCCTGCTTGTTTACGCAGTGCAATCTGTGTGGCTGTCAAATAGTCTGCATTGTGTTCTTTTAACTTAATACCAGCCGACTCGGCAAACTTGGCTAATTTTTTAACCATGGGCACATCAAAACTGCCCACTTGCCTGTCTTCCATAACCAAGCTGCCTGTTTGTGCTACCACAAATTGCATATTAGGAAATTGACTGGCAAATCTAACATCGTCTTGATACTTCTTTACACCAGCAGCAACTCCAACATTTTCTTCAGTGCCGAATTCAAATTTAATATTGGGATTTAAGTTCAAGCTAAAATTAAATAGTTCGTCTGCAACTTGGTACGGATTGTCGCAGCGACTGGTATCTATATGTATGAGATCGAATCCGTTTTCAATGTCTGCGGAAATTGTGCGCTTGGTGGCTTCAACTGCTGCTCGTATGCCAAGACTCTTTTCAACATCTAGAAAATACGGGCCACAATGGTCTCTGCACAACATTAGATAGTCGCTGCGCAAAGGATGTACCTGCTCTGCAAATTGTTTGGTTCGCATTACATAACCACTGTCAGCATCAATTTGATTACGGCTGGCAATAAACATCACTGGCCGCTGTCGGTCTTTGGCGTATCGTGCCAAAACATCGTTGACCGTTGAGCTCATTGGTCCAAAACCTAGATTAAAATTCATAAGGTATTTCCATTTGTTTCATAATATGTACGCAAGCATCCAGATATGCTCCTTCGCCACCGTTGCTGGGTGTAATGTAATCTGCTGCCTGTCTGGCTTCAATTCTTGCCTGTGCTGGTGCGATTCCCAATTTGGCTGCACGAATAATCTTGGCGTCAAATATACCATCCCCCATGTAAGCAACTTCGTTGAATCCGTACTGTGCCA